GCCACACACAAAACGAGTGAAAAACTCATACGATATCTATGTAAACACAAGCATTGGTCACCATTGGAGATGGTTAGCGTCTGCTTAGAAGTAGAGACAACCAGAGACATTGCACATCAGATTGTTCGACATCGTTCATTCTCTTTTCAAGAGTTTAGTCAACGATATGCAGAACCATCTGCAATGGGTAACGAAATGGTGATTAGAGAATGTCGTTTACAGGATACAAAGAATCGTCAAAATTCAATTGAGATTGAAACTGACCCATCTATTCAAGAGAATGCAAAGATGCAAGACTTGATTACTGAATGGGGACGTAGACAACATGGTATCATTAATCAAGCAAAAGCATGCTACGAATGGGCAATTGAGAATGGTATCGCAAAAGAACAAGCACGTGCTGTCTTACCAGAAGGTTTGACTAAGACACGACTTTACATGAATGGTACATTACGTTCATGGGTACATTATATTGAGTTACGTTCTGAGAACGGAACACAAAAAGAGCATATGGAAGTTGCACAGAAATGTGCATTAGAGATTGCAAAAGTCTTTCCATTATTAAAGTCATTATAATTTCAAAAAACTATTGACTTCATGGCCCTTTTAATGTATTATAAATAATGTTATATAATGAATAACGTGAAATACTTTAACATACGAAAAACATACGGAGAAAATATATGTCAATTTCAGCACTAAGAAACCAGAACAGTCTGGATAAACTGTTACAACAAGTCCAAAAGGACGCAACACCCAACACAGAAAAGAAGTCTTATACAGATGAACGTCTGTGGAAACCACAAGTAGACAAGTCGGGTAACGGTTATGCCGTAATCAGATTCTTGCCTGCACCAACTGGTGAGGAACTTCCTTGGGTACGTTTATGGAATCATGCATTCCAAGGCCCTACTGGACAGTGGTACATTGAGAACTCTTTGACTACTATGAATCAGAATGACCCTGTGTCAGAGTATAACTCTGCATTGTGGAACTCTGGTGTAGAGTCAGACAAAGAGATTGCAAGGAAACAGAAACGTAAATTGCAATACTACTCAAACATCTACGTTGTTGAGGATACAATGAATCCAGAAAACAATGGTAAGGTTATGCTGTACCGTTATGGTAAGAAAATCTATGACAAAATCATGGAATCAATGCAACCAGAATTTGCAGATGAAACTCCTATCAACCCATTTGATTTATGGGAAGGTGCGAACTTCAAACTGAAAATTCGTAAGGTTGACGGATATTGGAACTATGATAAGTCAGAGTTTGACAAGCCGGTACAACTAAAACCAACGGATGAAGAACTAGAGAAAATCTATGGTTCATGTCATTCACTCGCTGATTTCACAGCTCCTAGTAATTTCAAATCATATGATGAGTTGAAAGCAAGACTAGATGCCGTTTTGTCTGGAACAGTTGCAACTGCAAAAACAGCTGCAGCGATTGTTGAAGAAGATACTGTGGATTTCACTCCACCAGCGTCTACTCCAACACCAGAACCACAAACCGCACCATTCTCTGCTTCAAGTAATGATGATGACGATGCAATGTCGTACTTTGAGAAACTTGCTAACGAGTAACGTGGAATAAGGTATACTGGACGATGTATCCTTGGTGGTTGAATTGGATTCACACTGAAAGGGCCAGGTAGTAGTAGAGCCGATTGTTTGCCCCAGGAGAGCCCGTGATCAATTGTGAGAATGGCGCTCAATCGTTCTCTCCTGCTCTCTGTTTGCATTGTCTGCGTCAACGCGTACGGGTACGGTTCATGCGGAAGTTCTTGCGGGTACAGCTCATGCGCGACGACGTCATGTGCTCAACCGCGAGTTGTCGCCAGTTCTTGCGGGTACAGTTCATACGCGACAACGTCCTGTGCTCAACCGCGAGTTGTTGCCAGTTCATGCGGGAGTTCTTGCGGGTACAGCTCTTGCGGGTACAGCTCATGCGCGACGACGACCTGTGCTCAACCGCGTGTCGTCGCTAGCCCATGTGCGACATCTTGCGCTCCAATGACAACCGTTGTCGCTA